ACGAATGCGCCTTCAATTACGCCAACTGCGCCAGCCACGAATGGTGTGCGGTCTACGTACTTTGAAAGCTCCTGGAATCCACCTGTACCAGTTTCAGCGCGAAGATCGGCTGTCTGACGTGGGTGGAGGTAAGCAGCATAGAGTTCGCCAATACGAGGCAAAGCCTTGTTTGTGCGGAGTTCTGTAACAGCTTCACGGATATCAGCAACGCGCATTGTTGCTGCTGCTGTAATTGTGTTTGTTGATGTTGCTGTGATACCACCGTAGATGATGTTTGTAGATGATGCGCCTGTGAGCACAGCTGCTACAACAGCATCAATAGAATCTGCAGCGTTGTAAGCGATGATGTCAGCAAGAGCTGTGTCAACATCGTTGAAAGAAGTCATATTGAGCTTCTTTGTTGTTGTTACGGCTGAGCCGTATTCGTTAAGTGTTACAGTAATCTGATTTGGATTACCGAGAGCGATAGAAGATACATCTGAAGTTTCTGTCAATGTAGAAGTAGCCTGAGCTAGGTCTGAATAGATTGAGAATACAACTGATGAACCTGGCATCGCCTGTTGAACCGGCTTAACATCTGCAAGAGCACGCATCACTGGGATGCTACGAAGTGCCATACGAACGTACTGATCGTACGCTGTTTGCACCAAGTTGCTAATAGCGGATGTACCGGTGAGTGTTCCACCTGGAATTGCCATTTAGGTTGTTGCCTTTCGGTTAGTTAGTTAGAGTCCAGACTGTCTAATTACTTCGTCCAGTTCTTCCTTGCTGTTAGCAGACATAAGGCGACGAAGGATGTCATCTGAAGCATCAGGGGTTAAACCCTGGTCAGTGGCATTGTTCATTTTCTTATACGCTGCAGCTTGGGCTGGGTCGACGACAGGCTGGTTGGAATCAGTGGCTGTAAAACCGAAAACGTCGCCGTTATCGTCTAGCCACTTAGACAAAGACTCTTCAGTTGAGTCTACGTCCGATGGAATAAATTTAGCGATTTTGCTATTTACTCCGCGAGATTCGAGGACATCTTTAATAGATCGTTCTCTCTGTGCTTTGGATACGCCTTCAAACTGAGCGCGTAGCTCAGCAAGTTCTTTATCCTTTTGCTTTGTTGCTTTACGCAACTGTTTGACTAGATCATTTGACGAATCATTAGTAGTTACTTCGTCTTCGTCATCATCCTCGTACTCGAAATTGGACATAGTCCATCTCCCATTCATAGTTAATCGCAGACCTCATACAGTTATGGGGATAGCTGTATGGCTTCTACTACCGGTAATTGTTATCACTCCACTAGGCCGGTGGTTCTAGTGGCAGGCTTTAATTAGTAGGAACCAGCTCCTGGCTGTCCTAACATATAGTTCGATACTGGGCGGTCACGGTTAAGTGAACCGACTCCTGATGAACCTTGGAATTGTGCAGTCTCAAGTGATGTTAACTTCTTGCGCTTAGCAGTTGCTGCTGCTGCACCTGCTGTATTAAATACTTCTGCTTCTGCAGTTCCTTGTGTATAAGCACCTTGGCCGTAGATATCAGATAGTTGTGAACCACGTGGCACCATCTCAGCTACGTTTGTGTAACCCTGTTGTGCTTGAGCCTTAGTAATACCTTGTCCCGCTAGAGACTCTGCAGTACCGCCGTTGGCTTGTAAGCCTTGGGCAAGAGCTGCTCCACCAATTTCAGCCGCAGTTACCTTGCGATGAATTGTATCAAGAGCATTTTTAGGATCAAGTGTATAAGCAAGAATATCTGCGTTGTTAATATCAGGATAGAACTGCTTAAGAGCCTTAAGAACTTCTGGGTTAGAATTGATTACGCGCTGTTGTGCTGTAGCAATACGGTCTTCTAATTCTACTGCTGATACGTCATTAGAAAGAAGTTTATCAAATCCTTCTTGTTTACCATATTGACCTGTAGCATAATAAGATGCTGGTAGTCCATAGTTACGCATAAGGTTTTGGTAAGCATCTTCTTTTGCTAAGTATTGAGCAGGGCTAAGTGCTGATAAACCATTTGCAATACGTGCATCATTGGCTGAAAAACGATCTTTATATGCTTTTGTAGTACGCAATGCATCTGGCATAGCAGATATAGAAGTTGCCTTCATAAGAAGGTCTTTGGCATCTGATACTAAAGCGCCAAGTCCTAAGCCACTAAACTCATCATACAACTTTTGGTAAGCATCTGCTTTTGAAGTATCTGTAGTTGTTGATCCAACAACTGGTGTTGACATACCAACTGGTGTAAATTCAGGACCACCCATAGATTGTGATATTGTTCCTGTTTCAGCTCCAGCAGTATTCACACCAGCAATGGCTGTATTTGCTTCGTTAATAGCAGTTTTAGTTGCTGCTTGAGCTTGTGGAACTATTTGAGAATAATTAGGTAATGGTGGCGTTGCAGCTGACTTAGCAGAGGCAGCATCTTTAAGAACATTTATTTGTGCTTGAGTTGGTGTCTTTGTATTATTAACTGCATTTGCTGCACTTGTATATGCAGCTTCAGCTGCTAATTGTGCGGCAGTTTTAGTTGCATTAGGTGATGTGCTTGAGCTACCTACATCTGCTAATTTAGCCATCATTACCCCATAAATCCAAAGTCGCGTTTGACCTGATTGATCATATTAGTGACTTCATTGTTTGCTTCTTCTGAATACTTCCAACGGTTATCTTGACGTATAGCCTTTTTGTAATCATATAAAGACATTTCTTTATCAGGTCCAATAGCCATACGAAGAGTAGGATCATCTAAAGTAATTGAATCTGGTACAAGCCCTAGGCTTGTTGCCATTACACGACGGTATGGGTCATAGATAGTATTGAGGTCTGAACCATCAGCAAGCATTTTCTTAATATTATCTGGCTGCCCAAGCCCAGCTGTGCTGCGAATTTGTAATTGAATATTTTTAATATCTTCACCATTTTTAACTCTATCTGAATAAGATTTGAGTTGGTCTGGTGATAGCTTAAGACCATTAGCAAGGGCTGTTGACTCAATACTCTTTGTAGTCAAATCCTGAGCCTGTGATTGCTTGGTAGCAAACTCTGGTAGTTTCTTAATTAAATCACTAATATATTGAGCAGGCTTAACACCGCCTGTATACTCAACAACTCCATTTTTATTTGTTGTTGCTCGTACTGCATTGCGTGGGTCACGCTCTGCTGCATTAAGTTGTTGGGTTAATGTTCCAATTTCTTGTGCTGTTGGTTGACGATTAAGAACTGACTTAAATACATCATTGATATAAGTCTCAGCTTCAGTTTGTGAAGATATGCTGGCAGTAGGCTTTTGTCCCCCACCGCCTGTTGTACCACCCTGTGCTGCTTTGATTTCATTATTAAGGGCTGTTTTATTAGCAAGAAACTGAGTAAGATTTACTGGGTCAATAAGGCCTTTATTATTTGTATTTTGAGATTTAGCAAGGTTAATTGCTGCCTGATATTGAATAAGTAAATTATCTTGAAATTGCTCTGTTGGCGTTACGGCAAATCCTGCATCTGTTAATGTCTTGGCAAGATTTTTACGATCTGGTCCAGACATACCAAGCAGTATCTTACGAGCATCTTTAATTTGTACATCAAGCTTTTTATTTATATTGTCAATATTTGTTTGAGATGTTGTATCTATTGGAGCAAGAGGTGTTTTGGCCCCTGTAACAACTTCTGTTTTACCACCCTTGACCTGTACTTGTGTAGGTGTAGATGCTTTAGCAAGAATTGAATTTGCTTCAATAACAGTTTTATTATAGGCAGTATTAGCTTTATCATACGCAGCTTTAATTCTGTTAAAGTCTTTTAAGTCTGTTGGGTCAGCTTTTGCATCACGCCCAAACTTAGTAGCATAAACAGTAAGCTGGCCTTCCATCTCTTGAATAGATGATGATAGGGCATTTGCATAATTAAGTTTATTATCTACTTGAAGTTTTAATTTTCTATCAGCAGTTTTAGCAAGTTTAAGAGCCTGTGCTGCTTGATCTGCTGCAGCCTTTTGTGCATCAGCGGCAGCACGAGCAGCTTGAGCGTCAGCAATAATCTTGTTGACATCAAAGCTTTGGCTTTGTGTGCCTGTGTCTGCCATTTAATATTCTCCCTGTAGTTTACAGATTAACGAAATAGTGGTGCAAATAAAGAATTATATGCAGCTAGCGCATTTGCATCATTTCCTGCAATAGCTTTGATAGTGCTCTGTGCTCCAACTTTAATTGCATCTTTTGTTGTTTGGTTTACATTGCTTTCTGAACTTGCAGCAAAGTCACGAGCAGTAACATAACTATCATACTCATCTAGCATAGATTTAAGAAGCTTACGTGTATTAGGTTGGGTACTAACTAAACTATCGCTTAACATAAGTCTAAGGTCTTTAAGCGCTGATGTTCTTTCAACACCAAGGGCTGCACCCTTACCAAGTTCTTCTTGTAGCAATGGTCGAGTTCCCTTGAACCCATCTGACCAAGTTTGCCACTGATCGCGAATCTGACGTTTTGTACTTGTATCAGGAGCCGATGCTAACAAAGTATCAAACTCATCCTTTTTCTGATAGTAAGTTTCTTTATCTTGCGCTGTTGATACTTGCTTCACAAATTCTGTAACTGTCTTACTTGTCTTTAGACCTTGTGCGAACAATAACTTGTAAGCATTAAAGTCAAACTTACCGGCTTGAGGAATCAAAAACGCAGCAGCTTGTGGATACTTTGATAACAAGGCTTTATTATCAGTAACCCATTGAGTCGCTGTATCTACAGCGCGTACATTTGCTACTACTGTGCTATCGGATTCTGAGATTGTATATGGCATCTGATCTGGATAGTACTTAATCCAGTCCTTAGTTGCCTTATCAATATCACCGTGATACTGCTCAATAAGTTTATTAAATACTTGCTTGTAATTTGTACGTCCATTATCACGTACCCACTTAGCCATATCTGATTTAAGGTTTACTGTTGGTGATGCTGGAGCAAAGAAACCAAACATAAAGCGTAGCGCTAGTACAGTCATAGTTGATGCCTGTAACTTATTCTGATATTCAGCAATTTGACCAGATGTTGGAGTAATTACTTCTCCTGTTGCTGGGTCGATTTTTGTGCTGATACCGTGACCGCTTGCTTCAAGATATGTTGCTGCCTTACGAGCAGCTGAAGCATATTGTGAGCTGCGCTCATCTGTACTGAGTGTTTGCAGCAAACGGTTTAAGTGCGATGGTAAGACTGCAGAAATTAAAGGTTGGTCTTGACCATATGAACCTAATAGATATTGCTCAAGGTCTTTAACTTGAGGAATAATGTTACCAATCATTTGAATTGGTAGCGCTGCTACTGGTCCTGCAAATGTTGGGAATAAAGAATCAGGGTTAAGAGAAGGTGTAATCATCTTCATCTTAGCGCCAAACTCTACTGGCATAGGAGTCTTGAACGCATCCTTAATACCAAAGATTGGACCAAGCTTAGCCATTACGCTATATACAGGTGCAAGCCCTGGATAGAAAAAGTACTGATCTCCGTTGTCATCTGTTTGTACCCAACCTGAGTGAGCAATACCTTCATAGGTAAGACTTGCACGAGCAAGTGATTCAGGATTGTAACGTACTGCACGAACAACACGACGATAGAAGTCTTCAGTAGCGCGATAGAATCGAGCAAAGTTACGTACGTTCATAGCAAGTTGTGTACGAACTTCTGGGTTATCTACAAATGCAAGTACGCGATTTTTTGCTAAATCTTCAGCCATAGCAGCAATTTGTTTTTTACCATTTTGCTCAGCTAATATTTTTGATTCACCTTCAAGGCCTGCGGTTACACGGCCAATAAAGTTTTTTGTAAAACCGCTTTCATCCATTGTCTTAAGTACATTTACTAATGCATCTGCTCCTAGTGGAAAACGTGTAAGGCGTGCATTAGCAGCACCCATTGCATCCCAACCAAATTCCATAATACCATTTGCAAAGTTATCCCCAGATACTGGTACCAATGTAGGTCCAGAAATAAACTCCGGAGCTAAGTCAATTTGATTTAGACCTGGGATGTCTTCAAGATGTAAATTCTTTGTAGAAACAATTACATTACCTTTTTCATCATATTTACGTACCTTATTAAGAAGGTCTGTATTTAATTCACCATCACGCTTAACAAAATATTGACGAACTGAATCATAGATTGCTTCTGCGTGGCGCTGAGTTGTTCCACCTTCTTTAGTATAAAGCTGGAAACGACCAAGTGACTTTTCAGGAAGGTGCTCTAAGTAATCACGAATCCCATCAACTGCAGTTTTGCGAGTAATGTTTGGTGCTAAGTATTTAATAGCCAAAGTGCCAAGGTCTGAGTTAGCATTGGCACTTAAAGTCATAAGCCAAGAGATACGGTTTTCCTGTGATGTTACAGGGTTGAAATTACCAAATGAAGATCCAGTAGCTTCTTTGTATCCTTTACCATTTACTGTAAGCTCACCTAGTTTTGAACCATATTTAGATACATCAGATGTGACGTTCATATATTGGCTAGCACCACGTAAAGCATTTTTACTGCCTTCAGCAAGGCCTTCTAGGTAATCATCAATATTAGTATAATTCAAATGGTCAGCAAGAAGTTCTGATCCTCTTTTATCAAGCTTGTATCCTAGGCCATCTTCTACAAGAGCCTTGGCCATAATTGTACGAACGGCATTTGCATTGCCTGCTTCTACTTCTTTAGCTACATCTGCTTGATATGCATTGATTGTTTTGCGACTAACAATTTTAGAAATAAAACCTGTTTTGTCTTTTGCTCCAGCTAATCCTAAGCGATTAGCAAATGAACGTCCAGCAAGAAGACCGTATGGAGAATCTCCAATAGCTCCGTGTACAAGCAAATCTTCTGCTGCGTTACGAATAACAAATTTAGGTCCAGCCAAGGTACCAAACACCCAAGCAGATGTAATTTTATCAATCCACTTTTTATAGTTAGGACCAAAGATACGTGCAGTCAAAGCATCTTTAGCAACTAGGCTATCAAGCTGCATAATGCTTGGTACACGAATACCGGATGATAACTGCCAGTCCATAACCGCTAACTGTTCACCATTAAAATCTGCAGGGTTATATGGCATTGTCTTTTCAACACCATTATCATCTATTACCTTTTTGAAGATAGTAGGTGCATACTGTTGAACACGGTTAAACTGTTCATCAAGTTGCTGCATACCAGCATCTGACTTAGTCCATCCCCGAATTTCCGCAACTGTTCCCCAGAGTCCCTTAAAAATTTGTTCTTTCTGGCCTTCATCTCCAGCAGAAAATGCTTCAGCAATTATCTTAGAATGGTAACGGCTATTGCCTAAACGCGATAATTGATAAATTTTATCTGCAGCATCTGGTCCAGTAACATCAAAAAAGTTATTTGGAAAATATGGAGTAATTGTAAATTTACGAGCAAAGCGATCAATACGACCTTGTATTTGGTCTGTAGTAAATCTGAATGCTCCATCTTGACGGAACTTTCCAAGGCCTTTTTCTTGACTAGCAATTTGTGATGTCTCTTGAGTAAGCTTAGTAATAACATCATCTGGAGTTACAGTAGGTCCATACATAGCACGTACTAATTTATTGCCTACTTCATCAATATTAAAAACTTTATCTGCTGCCGTAAGAAGATTGATACGCATTTTACGTGCTGTATCAAGTTCTGGAACTAAAGGAGTTTTGCGAACAGCTTGTCCACGAAGCATAAATGAAATATCATTTACATTTTTTAAGTATGTAGCCGCTGTTTGTGAGTTGGTTACACCAGCACGCACAAATTCATCTACTGCTGCTGGTCCAAATTCTGGAGCAATACGATTAAGGTTTGTTGCTGCATCTACTGCAGCTTTAGTATCTTGTGTTCTACGTGCTTGTGCAAGTTTATTCAGTTCAGAACCATATAAATCAAAGAATCCTGAAACCTTTGGATTTTGAAACGCTCTATCTACTTGTTCGTTATTGTTAATAGTACCAATTATTGAACGTCCATAAGTATATTTTTCTTTACCTAAAAGATTAAAAAGAAAAAAGTTACCTGCATCATATGCTTTTTTAGCTTTACCTAATTGAAGCGTAGGATCTGCAAAGATTCGATAACCAGCATCTCCAATACCTGAAATACCTTTGTATAAAAGGCTAGTGCCTTCCATAGAACCAGGAAGAAGAAGATTAGCAAGTTGACGTCCTGGTGAATATTTAGCAGCTTGTGCTGCACCTAGGGCATCATTAAAAAGATTATCTTTGCCCTTAAGCTGTGCTGCTGTAGAAGCAATTTCTTTTTCAGCATCTGTACCGGATGCCATAATTGCATCAAGTGATTTACCACCTGCAACTTGTACAGCAACTGACATCATATCTTTGCCATACTTTGCTTCAGCTGCAGTAATGCGGCTTGGGCTAAATACTTTATCACCCTTATCATTAGCAATATTCCAAGCACTGCCAAGGTCTACGCCTTGATCTACAGCAATAGCACCAGTACGATAAACACGTGTCATAAAGTCTGAGATTTCATTAAGAGCCTTAAATGGTGCAGCAATTATAGTTTTTGTTGCACTTGTTAAATAATGAAAAGCATCACCTAATGGGTTATTCCCACCAAAAAGTGCAACGTGTGACTGCTGTTGGTCTGGAGTAAGCTGTGCAAACTTTTGTTCTGCTTCTTTTTGAGGCATAGTAATAAGTTGCTTATGTGAATCTAAAAGTTTAGAAAGACCATCAATTTGAGTTTTCTGTTGGTCAGTTAATCCTGCTTGCATTGCAGCAGTTGTTAAATTTACATTAGGCAATTACATACCCCGCGAAAGAGCCTGTTGGTACAGAATGCCAATCTCTCCTGTTTGGTCATAGGGAAGCATCTGTGACAAAGTATTTGATAATTTATTTGCTGCAAATTTTGATGACATCATTAAAGCATTTGATCCTGGGCCTGGGCCTAAATCAATACCTGATGTTACTGGCTCATTGGGTCTATTTGTTTTATCAAATAATCCAGCAGTTGATGCAGATGGTGCTGATCCTGGTGTTACTTCTGGTGCTTGTGAAATAAGTGGGTTCTTTGGTGCTACTGATAATGGAGCGCCAGATTTGGCTGCATTGTATGCAACTCCGTCACCATAAGACTGTGACTGGTATGAAAGATCTGTACGCTTAGCGTATGGTCCAGGACCAGATACACCCTGCATAGGGTTCTTAGCGTCTTCAAGCGCCATCTGTATCCTCCTGAATAGTCTCTAAATCTGTAGCAAAGTCTTCCCAGACTTTATTTAATTCTGTTGTTCGGTTAGCGTTATAGATAGACAGTTCTAATAAGTCTTCTGTTGCTGCCGTAAATACTTGTAATATGTTATAGGCAAGTTCTGCACCTACTACTAGAAAATCAGCGAAGCGTACTGGACGGCGAACTTTATTATCCATCCAGTACACCCCGCTGTCTAAAGTTATTTACTTCTTTACTGCTTTACCTGGCTTTGGTGCTCCTGCAAATGGCATCTTGACGTCGCCGCCTGTTACCTTTGCTCCTGCTCCTGCTGCGCCGTGAATTGGCTTAGCCATTGGTGCTGGTGCTTGTGATCCCTTGTTCATATTTCACCCCCTTAGAAGTTATGCTGCGCCGCCGATTGATGCGAGCAATGATGCGATATCTGGTTTGCCTTGAGGGGCTTGTGGTGCTCCTTGTGGACCGCCAGCAGCAGGGGCTGCACCGCCAGGTTGTTCCATACTTGGCTGCAAGGCAGAGGCGGGAGCCATACCTGCTACTGGTGGCTGAGGCTGCATCGCTGCTGTCTCAGGCTGAGGTTCTGGCGTAAACGCCTTCTCCACAACACTTTCAATACTCATTCCCTTTTGACGGTTCTTAATCATATCCGCAAAGGAGCCGAGAATCTTAGAAGGGTCTTGACCTTGTGCAACCATCTGTGGGATTGCAAGAGCAGTTTGCCCAATAGCTGCACGTAGTGCATCGCGCATTTCTTCAATGTCAACCTTTTGTTCTTCTTGGCCAACATTGATTTCAATAGGTAGTTCACGACGTACGTAATCGCGTGAAACAAGTTTATCTGAACGCATCTGCAGCAAAGCCACAGTTGCATTGTTTGGGTTCATACCAGACATAATGCCGTAGCGAACATCTACAGTGTAGTCACCGTTGATTGCTTTAGCAGGGCTATACTTAAGAACATATGGTGTGCCATCGTCAACGCCACGAATCTCTTTAACCTTATGATCAAATATTTTTTCATCAGTCTTAAAGCAAAGACCAACAAGCTCAACAAACATACGAGCAAAGTGTGATTGTGCTGCCTTAATCTGTGTATCAAAGCCAGCTTGTAGCGCTTGAACACCGCGACCTGTAACAATAGAAGCATCTGAGTTACCGCCACGAGTCTCTGGGTAGCGAGCACCGGTACGAAGTTCACGCTCTAGTACGCTTGCTTCACCAAATACACCAGCTGGAAGTTCAAGCGGAACGCGACGAATACCCTGTGGGTTAGCAGAACGCATAATAGAATCTGGACCAAGAGCAAGTTCTTGCACATCTTGTGGGATAGCAATAGGTGCCATAATAGATTTTTCAGCTGCTTGAATCTGTAGTACTGCCATACGAGCACGAGCAAGCTGTACGCCTAGTACATCATCGTATTGACCACGTGCTTCACCATCAATAGATGGGCGCATAGCCACACGGACCATACATTCACCAACTGGGTTGGGTGTATTGGATAGAACTAAGTCTTTGCGTTCTGGTAAGTAAATAAGATCTTGGTCTTTGTCGTGGTATCTGACCAAAGATAGATAAGGAGAACCTGGCGTGTACTGGTTTTTTCCAACGATTTGATCGTAGAACTCAGGGTACATAGAAGCCAAGGTCTGTGCATCCATACCTACAATCTGGGTAAGAGATAAACAACGACCAAAGCGGTCAAGCTCAGGGTATGAACCAAACGGGTTAATCAACTTCATAATGGGGTTGTCGTTCTCGTAATCAAGTTCGACTCGACCAATAAGCATTCCGTAAGTGTTATACCAATCAGCACCGGTATACATCTGTACGCCTAGTTCTGAACGGTCTACATAAAAGTTTGCAATACGACCACGAAGGTCTGCGGCCTTACGGGCTGTATCAGATACCGTATTGGATGCAGAACAATTAAACGAAGGAAGCGGTGCCATAGATTCAGCAAGGTCACGTGCAGCGACGTCAATAATGTTAGCAACGAGAGGCTTTGGGTACTCGTCAGAAAACATTGATGGGTACACCTTAGAGATGTCACCCTGACGTACCGAAAGGACGTCACGCATACGACCATCACGCGCTGCGTATTTGGTCTGTAGGCGAGATACCTTGGCGGTAACTTCACGAATTGTTAGCATTGAATTCCTTATTTAGAAGGTTTTGATGGGAAATAACGATCAGTTTCTTTTTTATTAAAAACCATTCTATCTCCTGATACATCATAAATTTTGTTAGCAAACTTGCCTTGTTTAATTTCTAAATTGCCAGTATCTTCATTCTTTAACCGAAGAATTGGTTGCAAGTCATTTATTGCTGTGGGACGTGGATCTGGTGTTGGAGCAATAGGTTTAGTATGGTTATTGTTATCAGTAACGTGGTGATCTGCTTGTGTGCCTTTGGTTGGCATAGGTGCCGGTGCTGGCATTGGTTTCTTCATATCAGCCATATTAGTATTCCAAACCGTGAATTGGTGTAGGCCATTCTACATAGTCGTTCTTAAGTGCCTGAGCTTTACCAGCTGAGTACTTAGCGTCTACTTCTTCATTCATCTGGGGCATCATTACTGCACCCTTATCAATATAAACTTCTTCACCTTCTGCGTTGGTCATCCAACTTGGTGTAATTGCCATTTGTTTCTCCTATACGAATGTTGTTTTCTGAGCTGCAAGCGCCTCATCAATATTGATAACGACGCGTCTTCCTAGCTCAGCGCGAGATAGGAAAGGATTTTTAAGGTGGTGCGTTGCGTACTGTCCATAGTTGAGCATCTCTCTTGCTCTAATCTCACAGAACCAGAGAGCCATTACAATATCTGTCTTACCCTTAGTCGTTGGAGTCCAAGTAATCAACTGCTCTACTAGAGCTTTTATGTTTTCTGTTTGATCACTAGGCAGATGTATCAGGTTATCTCGATGGTGCTTACCGTCAACCTGCTTAGTACCAAAGAGCGTTGCCATAGAGGCAACACCAAAGCCTGAGTCCCATTTGTTAGAACCAGTATGGTGTTCCTTAAGAACTACACCGCGTCCTGCAAGGAACTGACGGATACCTTCATCTTGAGTAAGGAATGCTTGGAAAGCGTTCTTCTCAATAATCCACTCGGACGGGCTGTATAGCTGAGTCCAGTTAATAATGATGTCGCGAATCTGCTGAGGGGACGGACGCGTAATCTTCATAACGTCTACGATGTAACGCTTACTAGTAGTACGGTCAATGGCATAACAGACAGCTGCAGTATCTCCTACAATGGCAGGGTCCATACCGCAGATAAAACTAAAACCAGTTAAGTCTTTGGGATGACCTGGGTGGCCCATCTCCAGACGTCCTGCCTTACGCATACCGTCCATAGAACCACGAACACATACTGGGTCGAATGCAGCATTCTCAGATACATCCTGTTGCTGGTAGACCAAAGCCCACGTACTCGCGTCCATAGCCTGACGCTCATTGTACAGATTGCGTCCGGACCATCTAGGGTACAGACCATCTTCGTCCTTATCAGCTTCTTCTTGCCCATCGAATGGAGCATCAGAGGCTGGCCATAAGGTAACCCACTTGTCGGGGTCCTCATTTATCTCAAGTAGGGCTGGCATAGCCAGATACTTCCAAGGGACAAGGCCACCTGGGTATCTGTCTTCAGAGCGCAGCTCCTTGTACAAGTCCACACTAGCAACTCTAGTACCGATGACTACCAGTTTACCTGTAGGGTTAAGACGAGATCGTACGTCCTGGGTTAGCCAACGTATCTGCTTCTCAAACTCATTTGCGTTCTTCAGCGTTACCGCATCGTCTACGATAATCATATCGGCACGCTTGCCGTAAATCTGACCGCCAATACCGACGGCCTCAATGTTCGGGTCCTTTTCAGATGACTCACGAAGCTCATCACCAAAGGTGACGCGGGTTGCCTGCCAAGATGCAGACTTGGAATTAAACCCTACACCAGCAGCATAAGCACTTTGAAGGTCTGCATACATAGGATGCGTCAGTCTTTGCTTGATGGCGTAGAGAAAGTCGGCAGCTAACTGCTGCGTCTGGGATACTATCAGGATTCGATAGTTAGGGTTCTGGGCTACCTTCCACGTGACGTAGTCTACGGTGACCGTAATGGACTTGGCGTGGTTGGGCGGTATGTTAATCAGGACACGGTTAGATGCAAGGCCTGGTTCAAACTTCATACTAGGATGTAGCCAGCTAGGTTCACGTCCTTCAATCACATCTATTAGGTTAATTTGATGTGGAAAGGTTTGGCTATGCAGAAACTTCTTGCGGAACTCCACGAAGTCAATATCGTGAACGTCTCCACCTTGGAACTGCTTGTCCTTTAGACCAAGGCGGGTTCGATCTACCTTGTCTGCAAAAACTTTATCGGTGCGGCGGTAGTACTCATACGTCTTCATCGACTTGCCAGCCGAACCGCAAGCGGCGTCAATGGTTATACCTTCTGCCACACAGCCGAGGATAATCCTCTTAGCTATATCTGCTGAGTTCTCTGCCACGTAATGCTCCTAATAGTTTAGACCGGCCGTGATGGCTTTTCTTTTATACTAGGGAAGTTGCAATTTTATACTAGTCAGATTGTCTCATATAATGAGATAGCGGTGATCTCTATATATCCCGCATTTAGTGGTACTGGGCGCTTCGCCCTAGGGGGCTACGCGTAGGGGTTTCACCCCGAAGCGTACGGCTCGAAAACTACTTCCCCGTATTTTTCTCCCCTACTGTATATAAGGCGCTAAAAATAATTCACTTTGCGTTTTAGGAATGTGATGTGTACCACATACAGTATAAGTGCAGGTCAACAGCTATATTAGATCCGTTTGACTTTAGCAAATATATTTATTTGGGGTACATAACAACACATTAACTAAATATTTAACACGGGGGGTCGGACTTTCTGGCCACCGGCGGGGCAGTGCAGACCATAGACAGAAAGGCCGGCGATGTTTAGACAGAAACGGGGCAGATGTCTGCCGTGTTAGGCCGTATTGTGGGGCTAACTAATTAAACGGCAGCTCTTTACACTTTCGCACCATATGTCTAACCGGTTAAACGCCTAGCGATAAGCAGCTCTAACCGGTGCAGCTCTACCCGCTAACCGATAGGCCACCGGCTAACCGGCTCACCCTTACCGATACCCGCCGGCCTACCCTGCCACCGGC